CGAACTTAATACATTTCACCAGTGATCTCCTCAATGTGGTCGAGGTCGACGACAACCTCGCCGACGACCTCACCGTCGACCTCGATGTTAGTGCCCTCATGCTGCAGGCGCTTCTCGACTTCGGCCATGAACTCCGCGGCCTTCTCGGCATACACTCCGACGGTGGGCTCGCCCGCGAACAGGCGTTCGTCGTAGCAGCGCTGTGCACGGCGGTTGCCAATTTTGAACAGGTATTCGAACGTGAGCTCAGCCGCGCCTGCCATGTACAGGTCGCCGGTGAACACGATCTCACGCTTGTCGGCTTCCATGCCGACGCCGAAGTATGCCGACACGGTATCGGCCAAGTCGTAACGCCAGTGCTTACGGCTGCCGACTGTCGTGTGCTCAGAGCGGGTGCCCTCGTCACCGTTGGCAGCCCTGGCCTTGCGTGCGGCGTCATACACCTGCACGGCCTTGTCGATCAGCTGAAACTCGTCGATGCCCTTCGTGCGGCGGTCACGGAGGTTGGCGGCGATCGCCTGGCGGAAGCCGGCGTAGTCCACAGGCTCGTCTTCGATGATCACGTCGCCCGTCTCGCCGTACTTGAATTTCTTATCGCTGTCTTCAGGCTCACCCTCGGCCTTGGTGAGGTCGATATGCACGACCTGGCCGTCGAGGCAGAACATTTCGCGGAAGTCCTTCGTGACTGTGAGGTCGTCGCCCTTCTTGGCGATGACGCCCTTGCGGTAGAGCGACGGGAACGGATTCGCCGGCATCTCGACCAGCACGCCCTTCTTGTCGATCGCGCATTCGTTGATGAAACCGAGCTCTTTCTCAGTGAACGTTACCTCTGCCACGGTGTTTCCTTTCTCCTTGTGTCGGTGGTATTAAATGATGGACTGGGTGAGCAGGTATGCCACGGTGACTTCGAAAACTACGAAGCCGGAATCGTCGAGCTGCCTGGGGATGCGGTATGCGTCGAGCATATCGAGCCGGCATAAATTGACGATGTACGAGATGTCGACGAAATCTGGGTCGATCTCGGCGAGGAACATCTTGCCGCAAGTCTCGTCGCGGCGGATAACGAACGTGCGTTCGTAACCGAACTGGTCTTGCTTGGTGACCTTAACGGGCTTCATTTTGCTCCTCCTTCTGGTTGACAAGGTCATTATCCCACCGCGGGACGCGTATGTATATATCTATTTTCAAATTCATCGAAAACTTTTTTGATTTATTTGAAAATAGCTGTGTACTTTCAGGTAGTTACCGGGTAATATAATCTTGTCAACCACGAGGAAGGGAAACACCATGACCAAGACTTTCGATGATGCCGTCAAGCTCGAGCGTGTCGCTTTCAAGCAGCCGTTCAATGAGGCATACGAGATCATCGGTTGCGGCCGCCGCGTGAAGATCGTCCTCGACGACAACTGCGTGCACTACTGCCGCTTCAAGGCCACCAATCGTGGCGCGTGGAAACTGATCTGCCGTAAAGAGTTCGAGAATGTGAACAAGCAGCTTTGCATCGAGAACGCCCTCAAGTGGGTCAACGCCTAATAGCATTACGTGTGATAAAATAGGAGGTGCGGTTTTGGGCCACCGCACCTTCCTCCTTTGTGGGGGAGAACGCCCCAGATGCAATTGAGCGTCTGGGGCGTTCTTCTATTTCTATGCACTTGTGACGACGTCGACGCCGGCGTTACCGATCATGCGCATGCACACTGGGCACGGTGAGATCTCATCAGGCGGGATGCGCCCGCCTGTCTCGAGGTCGATACCAGCCAAGTACAATGTCGCGCCGATCATCTCAGAGCGCGAAGCCGACAACATGGCGTTCATCTCGGCGTGTACCGCCGGGCATGAGCCATAATCGCCGTCGTTATGCCCGTGCCCGCAGCGATGGCATATGCCTGCGTCGATGCAGTTGACATCTCCGCGGGCGGCGCCGTTGTAACCGGTAGCGATGATCTCGTCGTTGGCCACAATCACGGCGCCGTAGCGGCGGCGCAGGCACGTCGACCTGGCCGCCACCGCAAGCGCGATATCGAGGTAATACTCGGCCTTACTAGGCCTCGCCGGTCGATCCGAAAGCACCGTCGCCCCTCTCCTCGCCCAACTGCTCGACGAAGTCGGCCAACACGATGGGCATGACGACGAGCTGGCCGATGCGTGTGCCGCCCGGCACCTTTTTGAGCTTGTCCGTCAAGTTGGTGACGATCGCGTGCACCTCGCCGGTATAGCCGGAGTCGATCGGCGGCAGCTCGCAGACGAGGCCTTCGAGGCTCATGCCAGATCGGGGGAACACGCACGCCATGACGCCGTCGGGCAGCTCGAGCGAGAAGCCCAGCGGGATGCGGCGGGTCTCGTGCGGCTTCAGGGTCTCGCCGAAAGTGGTGTAGACGTCGGCGCCGGCGTCGTTGTAATGTGCACGTGCCGGGAGCTTGATTTCGGCTCCCTCTGCGATACGGTTGATCTTAATCTTCATTGTTTACCTCCGTGACGATGTCGTTATCGAAACAATATACAGCGATGTCGTGCTTCGGCTCGTCGGACGACATGGCGATGTGTTCGATCTCCGAGATATGGGCCAAAAACTTCTCGATGTCGAACTTGAGGTGCGGTGCAGCCTGCTTGCAGCACCAAACTTCGCGGACGCGGTCGATGTCCTTCTCATATGCGTGGAGCGACACCGTGAAATGTGTATACTTGCCGTAGCCGACGCCGAGCTCATTTGCGATGTGCTTCTGCAACTCTGTGAAGAACACGACATCGTATGGTGTGCCGAGCCATACGTCGTTGGAGCGCATGATGCCGGTGCAATCGAGCTTTCCATCGCGGAGCTCAAACACGAGCGCGATGGTGCAGATCTCGTCTTTCGTCTCGAAACGCTTCGGGTTAGGCACATTGAAATTGATGACCGCGCGTCGTGAATACGGGTCGCGCTTGAGCGTGTCGATGACCTGCGCGACCTGGTCGAAGCCATAGCGGTTGAACACGATGGCGCCGTACGCAGACCGGTTCGTCACGCCGTCGTCGCTGATATGCTCCCAAAACGACGAGAACTTCGAGATGAATTCGACGTCGTCGCGGCCGGTGAAATACCATACAAGCTCACCCAACATATACGAAAGCGAGTAATCGGTGCGGGCAGTCGCGATATTGTCTGTGATGTCGAGCAGCGTGAAACCGCTGTTGAGCATTTCCTTGGTACCTGCAACCTCGTGGCCCTGCACCGAGATTTTGCCACAGAGTTGGCGATAGATGTCGTTCATCGACTTGCCTACAACATGCATTTGAGCACCTCCACCATAGCAGTCGCCGGGTCGTTGTCTTCGAGCACAATCGCATTGTCATGCTCTTCGGCCCACTCCTGGTAACGCTTGTAGATCTCGACGATGTTCGGGCAGACGACATCGGCGTACTCGTCGCCACGTTCGTTCAAGCGGCTGATCACGACATGGAGTGGCGGCAAAAGCACGATGATCGGGATACCGACGAGCCCGCAAAACTCCGTCAGCGCCTCTGCGTCGCCGTTGCTGATACGGGGCTCGCGGCCAAACAGGTCGGAATACACTTGCTCAGACACCCAGCAACGGTCGATGATGACGCCGTCGCATGCGAGCTTCTGCTCATACTCACGCGCGGACTGGCTGCCGTTGGCGGTCATTTTCAGAATGTTCATGTCGAGTGCTCCGGCCAATGACTTCGCGAGCGTGGACTTGCCGGCGCCGTCAGGGCCTTCGATGATGATGGGCATAATTTACTCCTTTACGAAAATGCGTACGCGTTTGCCGTTTACACGACATGTCTTGCTTGTCAAGCCATAGTGCTTGTTGGCCTGGCGGGTGAACTCATTTTGACCGAGCGGCTTCAGGTTGTTCCTGATAGCCCAGGCCATATAGTAGTCGTATACAAGCGCCGTCGACTCGTTCACCACCTCGTCGACAGGCGTGTCTTCGAAATAACCGAGGACCGGGTTGTTGGCGACGTGGTAATCCTCGATCTCCTTGACGACGACATCGGGCATCGTGAATGCGCGGTTCGCCAACACTCGCTCGAGCCCCTTGAGGCCGATATTGATCAAGTGGCTCATGACCTCTGGCGAGTGGAGCTTGTACTTGATGTAGGGGTCGAAGTCCGGGTCGTCTTTCGAAAACGTCGCCTTGAACGGCACGAGCACGATGCGGTCGAGGACGGCGCCGGTCTTGTCGCGGATACGCGGCATCGAATTCGCCGAAAACAGTAGTTTGGCATAGCTCGAGAAATCGAACGGGTCTTGACCCTTCCGCTCGGCGTTGACACGGTCACCGCTTACGAGCTTCTTGAAAATCGCGGGGTTTGCGATGAATTCGTCGCCGATGTCGTCGCCGATGTTGGCCAGCTTGCCGAACAGCTCAGCTGTCTTGAACCTCTCACCGAGCTCGGCCAAATCGATGGCCGACGTATTGCTGTCACCGAGCAGCGTCTTGAGCATATCGAGATAGGTCGACTTGCCGTTGGCCTTGTCGCCTACCAAGATGAAACTCTTACGGAGCTCATTGCGTCGATAGAACAGGTAGCCGATGACTTCCTCCAACAATGAGTAGATACCGTCGTCACCGCAGGCGAGGCGGCGAAGTGTCTTATCGGTGAACTCCGACCAAATCGTCGGGTCGTACTCCCACGGGATGCGGTTCGTGATCACGAACTCCGGTGAGAATGGCATGAGCTCACCCGTCTTGAGGTCGTACACGCCGTTGGCGAACGCGATGTAATCGGCATCGGCTGCGGGTGCATCGTCTTGGATAAGCACATCGAGGTAGTTGAGCACCTCGGTTCGCTTGGCCTTCGACAACATAGGCAAATGTTGGATCATCGCATTCTCGATGAGCAGATTGCCCGACACATAGACGCCGTCGCGGTATACGTGAAGCTGATGGCCGATCTTGATGATGCGGTGCTCGTTCTTGAGGTACTCGGCGAACTTGTCGAATAGGAACGTTCCTTTGTGGAAGAAAACGTCTTCGGCGAAGGCGTCGTCGCGGTAGACGACGCTCAGCTCTTGCTGCTCCATGGGCTTTTCGAACATATACCGGTTGATGATGTCCAGGGTCTCGCGCGCCTCGTCTTTCGTGAAACCCTCCGACTGCAGCGTCAAGATGTAGTTGAATAACGCTTGGTTGCGGCCGTCGCCTTCTTCCATCTCACCGAACTCTGGCGTGTACTGCACAGGCCTGAGCCAGCATGGCAGCTCGTCGTAATCTTCGTCCGGCTCGATGTCATAGATCACGTCACGCTCGTGGCCGTCGATTTTCAAACTGCCATATGTGGCTTTCGAGCCGACTTTGATGTCGGCGTCGATACCGACGGCCAGGCGTGCGTGCGTCTTGCATTTCATGCCTTTGGGGTAGCCGACGAAATAGAAATGCTTGCCACGGGTCGTGGCGACGACCTTGCACGCGACCTGTTCGGCCTCGATGATGTCCATCAGCTTCTCGCTCTGCGCCATGTCGTCGACATCGACGAAAATCGTCTCAGGCGCGAGCACTCCGCCGTAGCCGTCGAGCTTGCGCGCTTGGGCCAATGTGAGGTATCGGCCGTCCTTCAACTTCTGCGCACACTTCTTGCCGTTGAGCTTCACATAACCGAGAAATAGACGATCCATCACATCACCCCAAACTGCGCTAGTCGCGTTTTCGCGAGTTGGATATACCAACTTTTGTCCAAATAACCCGGGCACTTCTTGCCGTGCACGTCGCCATTGTCGATAAACGAGTGCTCGCTCGTGTTGCCGAACTTCTCCGGCTTGGCCTTGCCGGCCTTTACTCGCCCGATCATGCCGTCCGACTCACGTGTGGACGCGAATACCCGGAAACACCTATCTGTGAGCCGCTCATGCCCGTGCACGCCATACTTGTATTTGCCGGACACCTTTACCACACGCTGGTAATCGATCAGATCATCATCGGCCGTAATCGTGTCTTCGACGGGTATGCCGTGCACCATGAATTCGACAAGCGCCTTATTGACGACGGCGAGGTCGTAGTCGAGTGGCCCGAGCTTCTTGACATACGCACCTTTCGTCTTCATCGACCCGTCTGCCGCCACGAGGACGTAGTTGTTGACGTCCTTCTGGTAAACGCGGGTGAACTCATCGAATTCCAAACCCATGCCCGTGCGGTGTTCCCACTCATATGCCACGTCGTCGACGCGGTCGTAAAATGCATCAGGCCCGCCATCGAAACCGTCTGGCATGCGGATGAGCACGCCGTCGGTATTGCTCTGGATGATCTCGGCACCTACATCGCGAACGAGCTTGTGCATGAGGTCGATGAGCATGAGCTGCCCGTTGACGCAGACCATGTTGGCCTGTCGCGGGTCATAGAGCGCATTGAACTTATCTTTGCTGGCACCGTAGGTGCCGTTGACGACGAGTTTCAATGCCTTCTGGCGTGGGTCCTTCGCGTGCTTCAGCTCGATTCGGTGGTCTCGAATGCCCTTGAATTTCGACGGGTCCTGCACATTGCGCGACAGCAGCTCGTGCGCAATCATCTCGGCCGGGTAATAACTCTCGACGTCGACGTTGATGAAATAACCCTCACCGGCGTACTGGGCAATCGCTCCGTGTAAGCCTCCCCATGCGCACTTGTGCGGGCAGCCTGCGATGTCGAAATCAAGCGTCACGGAGTAATCTTGATTCGCCGGGTCGAGGTACCACGTGCGGATGAAATCATACGGGCCGAGGTCGAGGCACGGCAACGGCACGATGTCGAACTCATCGTCGCGTGGGCGTGCAGGCCGCTCGGCACCCAAGATGATTGCCGTGAGCTGCGCATCGGTCTTACCGAGGTACACCAACGGCAAATCGAACATTTTGAGCAGGTCCATGCGGGCGTCGAATTCGCTTTTGCGCCGCATGAATACCTCGATGGTCTGCTCGACGTCGTGGCGGCAGTATTTCACAGTCTCGGCGATCTCTGCATCGGTCAGTTTACGGTCGATGTCGAACGGCACTGTCGTCTCGCAGATGTCGTTGCCGAGGTACGCCTCGTGAGTCTTGAGGCCCCTGTCGGTACGCGGGTGGAATACATCGTAATTGACCATATACACCTTGCGCAACAAGCTCGAATATTGCCAGCCTTTATGGCCTTCAGCGATGATGAAATCATTGATCGCCTTCGGGTCGAAGCCACACAAGATACCTTTGAAAATGAACTGATCGTAGTGGATATTATTATAACCTACCCAAATCTCACGCTTGTGCCCTTCGTAGAGCGCGGTGAGCGCGTCGACATCGTTGATGATGACGCGCTCATCGTGTGTGACGGGGTTGATGACTACGACCATCCAGTCGTGTTTGAAAACTTCGAAGTCGTAGAAATTGAGCATCGCCGCACCTAGTCAAGTTCGAAAATATCAGTGATCTGGAAGGTGTCGAAGCCCTTGCTGTTCTCGCCATACTCCAAGCCGTACTCGAATTTGCCGTCGACATACTCGGCAATATCAAGCAGCAAGTCATTATACTCTGCGTAACCAGTGAACTCGACGTCGATGTCGGAACCCTCGGGTAGCAGCGAACGGAGGAAAGCGTTCATGATGTGGATCTGGAAACCCTGGGTGATGACCTGGTTCATGAAAATACGCTGGCCCTTGAACTCGCCGTCGCTCACGATCTTCATCCAGCACGACGCCATCGGCTTGCCGGTCTTCTTGGTCTCGGTGAGCTCGAGCTTGTCGATCGCGACCTCATAGCTGCCGTGTGGCACATCCTTGAAATCGGCACCGCCATCATTTGCCTCGGCGTCTGCGATGTCCTTCTTGAGGCCGTCGATGTCGACCATCTTGTCAAACTTGCTGAAATCCATGATGTGTCCTTTCAAATGTCAAATACTATTTACTCTTCGACGACGCGACGCTTGCGGGTGCGGCGCTTCGGCTTCTCCTCGACAGCCTCGGGCTCTGCGGCTTCCTCGGTGTCGAACGGCGGCTCCTCCTCGGCGACAGGCTTGGCCTTACGTACACGACGCTTCGGCTTCTCCTCCGCGGTATCAGGCTCCTCTACTACCTCGGTCTCAGTCTCAGCCTCAACCTCAGGCTTAGGCTTTGGCTCTGCCTTCTTGCGTGCCTTCGGCTTCTCAACCTCTGCCTCGGCCTTCGTACCCTGTGCCTCGAGCAGTGCTGCGTTGAATGCCTCGACGGTGAGGTCGCAACGGTCACGCTTGAAATCGATACGGCCGCCACCGAAGACGTTCTCATTCTTGCGGAGCTGGAGGAAATGGCCACGCTCATCCATATAGGCGCGGAGCGTCATGGTGACGGTGCCGGCGAGCACGTTCGCGACCTTGTCCGGCAGGTTCGGCTTGAATGTCGAGACCTTCATGCCGTTGGCGTACGTGATCTCCGTGACGAGCTCCTTGGAGATATAGATGATGCGGTAGCCGAGGGACTTGAGGCGCTTCATCTGGCTGAGGAACTCAGTACGTACCATGTCCCAGCCCTTGCCGTAACCGCCATCGCTCTCATGCTTGATGCCGAGCTGGTCGAACACATAGAATCGGCAATGCTCGTAGAGGTCTTCGACCAAGTCGAGCGCAATGACGTGGAAGCTGTTATCGTGCTTCTCCAACTCGTCGATGACCTCGCGGAACTTCGACCATGCGAGCACCTTATGGCTCATACGGCCTTCGGTCACGAGCTCGTCTGCAATCTGGATAAACGGGCTCGTGATGTTCTGGGTGTTGCCGTCAGTGTTGATGAACAGCACGTCGTCGAAGTGGTCGACAAACGTCGACTTGCCGACATAGCTGTCAGCGTAGATCCACATATCAGGGTCGGTGATGACGGCCTCGGGGCGGCGTTCATTCTTGGGCAGGATAAGCATATCATTTCCTCCTAGACAGAAATCTTTGTAATCACACCAGTCGCATAGGCGCGACTCATGTTTTGGGAATTCGGTGGCATTCGCCATCGTGCAAGTGCCGACTGTGAAGTCGGCAACTTTCTCGGGATCATACTGGACGCGGTACAGAGTCGGCCACATGTCTTCCAACGTCGCAGCGAGGCGCTCGCGGAATTGGTAGGGGTCTTCGGTCTTCTTCTGCCTAATCATTGTCTTAGGCACAATCAGGAAGGCCATGTCTTGGATGATCTCACCGGGGTGCGTCTTCTCGTAGAAATACTTGTAGACGCTGAGCTGCCCACTTTCTAGGTACCTGTCGACGTTGTTCGAATACTTGAAATCAAGCATCGTCCACAGGCCTTTGCCACGGGGGATGAGCATATCGATAAACCCGACGAAACCGCTGTCGTCCTCAACCTTCGTTTCAAATACCGGGTCTGTGTCGTCGTCCAACACGCCCCATGCGAGCTCGCGGGCACGTTGGCCGAGTACGCGAATCTTCATGAGCTCGTTGACCATGAGATCGGTCATGACGGGGTATGCGGCTTTGTAGTTCGCGATAGCCTCGTCGACACCGACTTCGATGCACTCATGCAGCATCGTGCCGATCACGAGCGGGTTCGCAGCATCGCAGTTGAACGGCACTTCGAGGCCGTCGACATAGTTGAGTTTGAACTTACGCGGGCACTGGGTGAAGGTACCTACCCTCGAATATGAGGTCTTGAACATCGCAGTTTCCTCCTTTCTCCTTCAGGCGTTGTACTAGCCGTTTGAACTGGGCAAAATCATCCGGCCAGACGATGACGGCTATGCCTCCGCTTTCCGTTATCTTCCCGCAGTGGTATACCTGCAGCGGCGACGGCTTGCCATTTGGGCCTTTAAGCTCGATGCCGACGAAACGGCCGTTGATACACGCCAAGATGTCCGGCACACCCGCACGTGTGTTGCGGTTGGCGAAAAACTTGACGTGCCATACGCCTTGCGACTCGAGCCACCGTTTCAGACGGTTCTCGAAGTTCTTCTCACCTGCCAATTAGTCACCTCCCATCTCGAACAGCTTCTCGGTGTAGTCACGCCGCATAGCCAACGTATCGTAGATCTTCTCTTCGACCGTGTCTTTAGATACGAGCTCATAATAGGTGCACGGCTTGTCTTGGCCGACGCGGTGGATACGCTTCTTCGACTGCTCGAAGAGCGACGACGCCAGAGGCGGCGAGAAATAGACGCAAGTATCGGCTTGCTGCAAGTTCACGCCCATTGCACCAGACTGGTATTGAATGAGCGCGACCCCGTCGTCGGTATCGAAAAACGGCGACAGGTCATGCGTCTTGCCGTTGAGCACACCATACGACCTGTACCTCTTCTCCAATTCGGCCGTGAGCCCTTCGAGCTCGACGTCAAAATTGTAGAACACGACGAGCCGTTTGCTCGTAGCGTCCAGCAAATCACCGAACGCCTCGAGTTTGGCGCGAGAATACGCAGCAGCCAATTGACGCTTTGCCGTGAGGTCGCCGAACACCGTGTCGCCGACGAAATCACGGCCGAAAGCCATAATGACATTCGTCTTGGCGAACTTGCGGTAATACTCACTCATCGGCACATCGATGCGGATGAAACGCTGATCAGGCAGGTCGATGACGTCGTCGGTCTTGAGGAAATCGCAGCCAAGTTCCTTCATCTTGCGCACCAGCCTCTCCTCGTTCTTGTAACCCGTCACCTTCGTGATCGGGAAACCCTCGCGCATCGTCGTTTCCGATTCGACGTATTGCCGCCAAAACAGCTTCTCGTCGATATGCCAACCGAGCATGTTCAGCTGTGTCCACAGCCGTTCGTATTTACCGTCGACCGGTGTGCCCGACAGCAAAATGAGCTCATTTGCCTTATAGGCTAGCCTCATCGCTGCCTTGGTGCGCTTCGACGACTTGTTCTGCAGTAGCGACGACTCATCGAACATTACTGCGAAACACTTCAATGCCTGAAGGTTAGGACGTCTCCATAACAGGTCGTAATTGATCACACCGACAGCATCCGGCAAATCTGGGTAGCTCATCGACAACTCGAAATTCGCCATGCCGTCTGGCGTGGTCAAATCGAGGACGTCGATGTCGTAATGACTTCGAAAATGGCTGACCCAATCGGCTACTTTAGACTTCTGGCATACGACCAAAGCCAAATGCCAACACTTGTCCGACATCAATTTCTCTGCACCGGTGAACGTCTTGCCGAGTCCCATGTCGTGGTAGAACGCACACGCGCGTTTACCGTCGACACGGTCAAGTGCTGCCTGCTGGTAAGCGAACAGGCCCATTAGGCGAAAAACATCGACTTGATTTCCTCGCCCGTCAAGTCGTACCGGTCTGCGATAGCCTTTATCTCAGACTGCTTGAACTCGGCTTTGCCGTTAATCTTCCACGACAACGTCGATTTGGTAATGCCGAGCATTCGTGCGAGCCCGCTTTGGGTATCGCCGAACTCGCGGATCGTTTCATATAGGCTTTTCATCTTTCACCTCCTTCGATCGGCGGACCTTATTATACAACGTTTTCTTTCGATTTATTTGAGTTTTTATAACTTTTTCGAAATACCTGTCACACTGTCAAACACCTGTCAAACGGCTGATTTCAGGCCTGTTTGACAGTAAGTCGCATCACTACGTCGCATTTCTCGCCTCCTGTCACACTGTCACACAGTTTTCTCCCCTATCCTTAGATAATTTGACTTATATATATATATATATATAAGGTCTATTAGATATATAGATAAAAAATATCTAATATAGGGGCCCCTTGTTGTTTGACAGCTTGACAGGTGATGAGAAACGCGAGATAGAAATGCAAACACCTGTCACACTGGCCCTTTTAGGAGTGTGACAGGTGGTTGACACTGTTTGACAGGTGATAACTACCGTAATGCGTAGATCTGGGACATGACGACGCCATACTCTTTAGGGCACACGGCTTTTATACATTCCATGTGTTTGTCGAGTATTCCCATGAGTGCCGCGTAGTCCACACTTGACGCGGCCTTCAGAAACTCAGAACCAGTGAGTTCGTCGGTAATGCGCGGTTCTGTCGCTGTGGCGTCTACGGTAGGCTTTTTGAGGTGATCGCGGACAATATACAATCATGCGAGTCTCTCGCATACGGCATAAGACGTATCGCGCTTCTCCAGGTCGAGGATCTCCTCTTCGATGGTCTCAATCGACACCATTTCGTTCACCCCTAACTGAGTTTCTTCCCGATGTCATGTAGCTTCTTCTTATATTTCTCGTGTAGCTCATGTTGCATAGGCACGATGACTTGCATGTCGTAATCGACGGCACTCAATTTGAGCGCCAAGCGGTCGGCATACTCGCATTCGTCGTCGACATCTCGCACGAGCTCGTAGATCACGCCTGCCGCGGCGACTTCCCCTGCATCATAGAGGTCTTTGGCCGACTTCGCATAGAGCTCCTTCGTGTCGTGTGTACACTCCGCTTCACTACCCAAACATTCGCTTGATTACGCTTATATCGATACCGTGCTCACTCGCGATCTGCTCGGGGCTCTTGCCCTTGTTCACATTGGTGAACTCTGCGAATTGTGGGTTGCTCTGCATCATCTGGTGCATGACTTGCTCTGGGCTTGCGTGGCGCATCATGTTGACAGCCTGCATTGCAGATTGCAAGGGATTTGGTTTCTGTGTGCCACCGAACAGGCTACTCGCCATTGTCGATCGCCTCCCTCAGATGCTTCATCGCTGCATCGAACTCGTCGCGTGTCACGTATTGCGGCACAGGTTCCGGCTTGTCTTCGACCAGCTGAAATGCAAAAGCACGGATGGTCGGAAAACCGGCACCATCCGTGCTTTTAACATACATGATGTCGTTATCTGCGTCGAACAGGGGCACGACAGAATTGGGAGGCATTTGGTATGCCTTTGCCCCATCCATACCAGTGACACGGATCAGCTGCATCCCCTACTGCATCTGGGCACGTTGCTGAAATTGCTGCATCTGGTCCATGGCGAATTGCGGCGTGCCGACAGGTTGGTACGCGTTGTAATTACCGAACATCATGCTTTCTCCAATCTTTCATCAACGGCGGGTGCCGTCGGACACATAACACTGGAGACGGTCGAGTGCATAACCGTACACGCCGGCATAATCATCGCCGCCGTAAGTCGTACCGTCGTCGCATACCTCATCCCAGTAGCCAGCGTGAGCCACGTCCTGAGAACGGTAGTAGACCTGCTTGTAGTCACCGTTCGGCGTAATGTAATACATCTGAACGCCGTCGATCGTCTGGCCCCAGATGCCCGCCATGCCATTTACAGAATCGTTGTAATTGGCAGCCTGCACCCAGTCGAGCCAGCCGCTTTCCTTGGTGTGGACGCGGTAGCGCAGGGTGCCGCTATCGACCCACGCGATGAGCATGTCATGGGAGCCGTAGGGCATACCGGCGAAGCCTTCGCTATTGGAATCGTTGAAATTGGTCACTGCGCTGTTCCATGCACCGTAACGGTTATGGAGCGCATAGTGAATATTGACCGACTTGCCCGTGGACTTCGGGAACTTGATACGCGTGGCAGAGGTGGAAGGCTGGTACGTACCGCCGTTGCCGTCCGTAGGTGCGATCGGCGCGATATAACCGCTACCCATGTAGGCGGCGACGTCGCGCTTGAAATCGTCCCAAGTCTTACCGTACTGACGGAAATAACCGATCGGGTCAGTGTGGTCAGACCCGCCCCAGGTACGTGCGGCTTCGTAATGGCTGAGCAGGCGGCTGGTGTCCCAACCATGTGCACGGAGCGTATCGCCTGCCCACTTCACGGCTTCAGTCCATTGCTTAGCGAAGTCGGTGGCATTCGTTGCGTGTGCGAGCTCGATGCCGATCGTACACCAATTGCCATTACCTACGTGCCAGCACAGGCGGTTCTGCGGTACCGTGTCGTATACTTTAGATCCATCTAGTTCCATAACGTCATGCACGGCGTAAGTATCATCACGTGACCACAAAAGTACATGGTTCCATGCACTTGCGCCTGGGTTAGCCGTCTCATGGATTACGAGGTATTGTGGTGACAGCTGCCCGTGTCCGTTGCTGACGTAATTTGTGATCCGCTCGTAGGCATAACCAGTCGTAGGTACTGCGAGTGCTAATGCGATGGCGACCGTACTTGCGCCCAATGCTAATCGTCGAGCGAGGTGATGCTTAGATAGATATCCAGCAACACACGTATTTGCCTCGATACCCAAATTACTCACACTTTCCGATAGTATTACCATTGTTACTCATTCGAAGTCTTCGCAGTGGCATGGGACACGCCGATGAGTGAGCCCACGAGCGTACCAGTCGCAGTGATGACCGTCACGGCGATGCCGGTAAACTCCCACCCACACGCGGTGCCGACAGTGCCGACAAACGTTGCGACCGCTGGGAATGCAATGAGGCCTGCCCACTTGAGGATGTTATATACCTTGTCAGGGATGATGTACTGCATAATTTCCCCTTTAATCTTGGTGTGCTTCCATGATTTCATTATACATATGTGTACCGGGTCCGTTTAGCCCCAATTCATCATGGTAATGATGATACACATCGTCTACTTGCTGTTTTTCAGCAGCCGAGCATGGATGGCCTTCTATGACAAATCGTCGGTGTAGATCTTCGAGCCGGTAAAACAGTAGCTCACCGAGCATAGCGCGATTTTGTACGCGTTCTTCGTGTTCACGACGTGACATGTTATACAATTGCCCAGTGTTGGTTTTGATCGCATTTAACAACCAACCGATTATTGTACCCATAATCGTGGTCACAACAGTTGTGGTTATATAGTTAAACATCAAATACCTCTTAAACGAGAACGATGACTGTGCTGCCCCTGTGCGAAGCCCTCAACGATCATGTTGTTAAAGACCTTGGACTCGATCGTAGATATGGATTACTTGTTGGGCTCACGATTAGTCGGCTCGGCGTAGATCCATGTGGCGCTACCGTTGAGCGAATTTGCCTTTGAATGAGTGGGTACGCCTGCGTAGATGTATACATGCTCATCGTCGGAATATTTGCCGGGGATCCACATCTGTCCAACGTTATTGGTCTGTTTATGCGAGAGCGTGTCATAAAAATTGAATTCCGGTCGGAATTTGTACGGAATGACATTCGGAATCTTCCATGGTGTCCCAGGGTCTAGTTGGTTGATGTCAATGACCGTGAGTGTCGCTATGCCGCCTCTGGCGTAGAACACTACCTCACCGCAGTTCGCATCGGAATAAAGCCAATAGAACGAGTCCTGAAATACTGATTCCCCGACGGACTTGAGCGAGGCCACTGGGTCAAAGAGTGCCACAGGCGTGCCGACACTGATGCCATTCAGCGGGATGCGCCAGAGCTTGAGGTCGTTAGATGTCGTCGCGGGGTCTGCAGCAGTCCCCGTGCTGGGCGTGCCCTTGATGACCACGGGCGTGATGCTCTCGATACCGGTGTTGGTCTTAGCATAGCGCGCAATGACCAAGTCGTTACGTTTCTGGCCCTGTGTGCCGGACTGAACGGTCAAAGAGGTCGCAGCCTGGTTCCAAAAGCGCTTGCCGCCAACCATGCCGACGCCTGTACCGAGCGTCGCGTTGTTCGCGCTCGCCATTGTGAGCTTAAAATTGTTGCCGTACTCAAGCACGCAATCCGCCTTGCCGATGGTAGCGATATTCAATGCCGACAGGTCGTCCGAGCTGATGTGCTTGGCCCCCGTCATGCCGTCCACGATTTCAAATGCCATGTCGCTACTCCTTCGCGTTACTCATGAACTGCTGGAACTCGCCATCGTGCTTGGCGGCGAGCTTCTTGTACTCGTCCGTGCACCCCTTGCACAGCAAGCGCGTGGCACTGCTGCCGTACTGGTCGAAGCGCTCGACCTCGCGCCAGTCCCCCGCCGCAGCAGCGCCTTGCTGGAGGTACGCATCCGCGCCACATCGGTCACAGGTGTAGTGGGTGAAGTTCTCTGTCTTTGCCATGTTCTCTCCTTTACGCTGTTCTCAGCCATGTGCACGGCCCGACGCTCGGTACCCGCACCCATGTGCCGCCGATTTTGTTCGGGTCGAACGAGCTGTTCGTCTCCAAGTACTCGCCGACGTGGTGGGCAATTAGCCACGTCGCGTTCTGGTTGGCCGCATCGAGGATATACTGCCATGGCACCCACGAAGAGCCTGACTTACCACGTCGCAACCATATATTACCAGCGTTCATGGCGATCTGCTTCGGGTACCCGCCAGCATCGTCGCCCCACTGCACGAAGGTGACGAGGGTGACAAATGTCTCGTTACTCGGAAGCCCGATAGCGCTCGCGTACTTGAACTCGATCACCATCTCGTGCGCGTGGTTATGCATGTACCACGCCGGGGTCTGGTTATCGTTGCGCGTGTCCTTGATCTCGCAGCCGCTCGGACCCTGCGGGCCAGTCGGCCCTTGCGGGCCTGTGTCGCCTTTCGGACCCTGGATACCCTGAGGCCCCTGCGAGCCAGCTGGGCCAGTGGGACCAGTCGGCCCTTGCTTTCCCGTCGGTCCTTGCGGGCCGGTGGCACCAGTGGCGCCTTTCGGTCCTTGCGGGCCGGTGGCACCAGTGGCGCCTCGCGCACCCGTGGCTCCCTGCGGCCCGGTAGCACCGGTGTCGCCCTTGGGGCCCTTGATGTTACCTACAAGGTATCTCGCCATGATCACTCACCTATCTCGTAGTAAAGCTCGCCAGTGGTTGAATCGTATGAGAGTGGCGGTGCCGCCGCCCCGTCTGCCACGTGCGACCAGAGGTTGCCATCGGAATCGACCGTGAGAGAGAAGAACCCCGACAGCGGGACGGTAACGCCGGAGTCGCCGCGGTCGCCCTTCTCACCCTTCGGCCCTTGGATGCCCTGAGGCCCTCGTTCGCCTTGCTCGCCCTTGACGCCCTGCGGGCCCGTCGCACCGGTAGCACCCTTCGCGCCGGTCGCACCAGTAGCTCCTGTGTCTCCCTTTGGCCCTTGCGCGCCAGTGGCACCAGTGGCGCCTTTCGGTCCTTGCGGGCCGGTAGCACCATTCACACCGGTCGCGCCGATAGGGCCCTGTGCACCTGTCGGGCCTTGTGCGCCCTTTACGCCGGTCGCGCCACTCATGTCTGCTATGAGCGAATAGCCATTGGACGTCTTCACGTACAGCTCAGCATTGTGCGGGTCCTCGACATTCGAGCTGATCACAACGAAACCGCCGACCTTCACACCGTCCGTCTTCCATCCCGCCTGCATTGCGCCGTAGCTGGCGTATACCTTCGAGATGGAAAAACCCTCGCCTGTGTCGCCCTTAGGGCCTTGGACACCTTGGACACCTTGCAGACCACGCGGGCCGGTCTCGCCTTGGATACCCTGTGGGCCTTGCTTTCCCTGCACGCCCTGCGGGCCTTGCTCACCGGTTTCGCCCTTAGGGCCCTGCGGTCCAGTAGTACCTTTAGGGCCTTGCGGGCCAGTCGGCCCTTGCGGGCCTGTGTCGCCTTTCGGACCCTGCGGGCCTTGGGAACCGCGCTCACCAGTTGCACCTGTCTCGCCCTTAGGGCCTTGGATACCAGTGGCGCCGCGTGGGATACCGAGCGAGAGCGTCTTGACGAGCCCCTCGCCGGATAGCGACGCGGTGGCGTCCGCACCCTCTGCGAGCGTAGACACCTTACCCATGGCGATATCCGCCTGTGCCCACGTCTGGAGCGAATTCGAGGCGTCCGTTACGGCCTTGTCGGCCTTGGCCTCAACGGCCTTGAGCGATTCCGCGTCGACCTCTGCACTGAATGTGTAGTTCTCGAGCTTCAGGCCCTTTCCAGCAAGGTACGCGTGCCCGCCACCTCCACCGGCGATCGCGCTGGATGAGTTCTTCGTCGTGGTCTCGCTGCCGACCTCATACCTATATGTTGCCACGCCGCGTGAGACCTGCACGATCTTCTTCACCACGGTCGCGCTGACGGTCTTACCATGTACGTTATCGCGCGCCGAGATGATGTCGCCGACATCGACGTCGATGTCGTCGTGCGTATCGACCTCGACGCTGCCTTGGGTCTGGTACTCCCTGAGCTTCTTGCCGCCCTCCTCCTCGAGCTTCGCCTCGTCGGCGTTGCTGTAGTCGTAGAGCGCGCATATCTCGTCGACTCCAAACAGGCTCTGAGTGTGGCTGACGTTGCCGGCCGCGTCCGCGTAGAAATGAACAACAGCGCGGTTCTCGAGCTCACCCGTGCCAGCACAGACCAGGTGGTTCACGCAGCGGTGAACCGAGGTCAGTGTGAAGTCCAAAAGGTCGGAATCGACCTTGTTCGCATAGTCTACCGCGGGCGGCAGAGAGATTTCCACCTTGCCACCCTTGCGGCGCATGACGACCTTGCGGCCATTGGCCTTCGCCATGGCTTTCAGGCCGCTGTAGCCGTCCACGAATCGATCGAAGGCGTAACTCACCGACGTGTCGTCGGAAGCGACGGAGAACAGCCCAGAAAGCCCCATGCGCTCGATGAGCGACGCGAGCGCATCGCCCGCCTTACCACTGACGGAGAGGTATCCACTTCCAGAATCGGGGAGCAAACGCTTGCCCGCCAGGATGCCGTGCCAGGTACGGCCCCTGCACAGGATTGACCCCGTGGCCTCCCTGCCAGCATCGTAACTTACTTGGTCGATAATGCCGCCGTACTCCGTACCGTCGATGAACACGAGTTGACCCTCGACAGGTGCCTCATCAGCACGCGCCTCGAGTTTCAGCGCGTTCTCATCGCTGCCGAATGCGAGATCGAGCTCGAAGTCTTCAATTTCTCGGATATCTCCGAGTGTTGAATCATGTATTACTAAGACCATGAAGGCTCGCCCTCCTCTTCATATAAAGTGAGGTCGAAACCGAAAGAGTTGTCCCACGAGATTTCAGACGTGCCAGCGGGTACGCGCTCGAAGATGTACTCACCAGACCCCGCACCGCTGCCTCGATGCGCCTTGCTGAAAGCATCCATCGTGGTGCCATCAGCGGCGACCACGGTGACTGTTCGGCGCAACGGGTCTATGTCCATGTAGCCGCCATCTGGCACCGTCACGTCAACCTGGTACCGGTTACCGGCCAGACGTACGGAAGGGTTGACCGCTGGCCCATACACGATGAGCTTCGCGGGGCTGTTTGAATACCCCGGATTGATCGCATATTGTCGCGGCGCCGTCACGCCGAGGTCGTACGGCAAATCGTGCGGCAAGTCGAGGAATTCGTAATCATCCGAGGCACGCACTGGCACGAACGCCGTCGTCGTACCCCTGAGCCATACACCGTCAAGCAGAATCATTGTCAGCTTCGTCGCGAAGAAATTACTACCGATGCCGTCGACATCAGAAGCCACGACAAAACAGCGCTGAAACCAACCATCGACGTAGATAGTGCCTGGTGTGCCCTTCTGCATGTCGGAGTCGGCGCATCGGCGGAAATCGTCAGCCTGCGCCATATTTGCGAAAAACGCCTTGAACGAGACTTTGCGGGCACCGCGCGAGGCCGAGGCCAAGGCGCGATACCCAATCTTGTAGTCCCATTCGCGGCTGAATAGGTCGTTTGGCTTACCGACATAGATACCGGAGTTTAGCGGGATGATGGCACCGGTGCTAGACTCATATACGATATCAAGCATACGCGACCGCCTTCCTTGCCTTGCGTCCGAACTCCGATTCGCCCATGACAGGTGTGAACTCTGCAATGATAGCCGGCAAGTTCTCTGCCAGCCAGCTGATAACGGCCGATTCGCCGCCTGCTACATTGCCGACGCCCGGCACGGCGATATCTTGTGCCGTTGAAATCATACTGCGCATCGCGTTATCTGTAGACTTCGACAGCAAGTCTGCGTCATCGTCGACACCGAGCGCTGCGCCTTGCATGGTGTATTGACCGATCTTGCGGAACACACGCGACGGGGAGTGGATGCCAAGCAGGTTTTTTGCGCCTTCGATGGCATTGCCGACAGCACCCTTAACGGCATCGATCAACTTGCCGGCAGCACCCGTAACGCCGTTGACGAGGCCCTGGATGATGTTCGAGCCGATCGATGTCACTCGACCGGGTATAGATGCGAGGCCGTTGATAAGGTTGCTCGCGAACTGAGTAGCTGCGCTCGTAGCATTGCTCGCGAACTGCGACACCCAGCCGACAACGGTCGAGATGACGCCGGAGAGCCATGACGCTATATTGCCGGGCAGTGCCGACATGAAACCCGCGATACCGGAGATGAAACGCGAACCGGCGCTCACGGCATTCGACGCCATGTCGGCTACCCATGCGACGACATTCGCGATGACTGTCGACAGGAACCCAGCGATATTGCCCGGCAGCTGTGCGAACCATTGCACCAATGCATTGATTGCGTTCGGCAGGTCGACCGTGAAGAACTGCACGACACCGGTAACGAACCCCGAGATGTCCTCATACAGCTGCGCGAAACCAGTGATCACAAACGCGACAACTTCTGTAATGGCCGCAAACAGCTTGATAGCCGTGCTGATCGCCGCCGCCAATGCGACGCCGAAGAGGTTCGCGATGAATTCGAGCAGGGGCTGTGCTGTCTGGATAGCCCCGAAGAAATCATTGAAAGCAGGTGATAGCGTGTCGATCGCGGGGAGCACTAGGTCGTTGACGTTATCGCCGAAAGTCTTGACGCCAGAGCTGATCGCGCTGAAAACGCTGTCCGCTGCGTCGGCTGCCGGCTTCAAATTGTCGTTAAATACGCTTTCGAGTTTGCCGACGACTTTGTCGACACCGGCAAATGCATCACGCATCGGCCCTTGCACAGCTTCAGGCATGACGCTGATGAGTGCAACACGGAGATAGCGGCCGACATTAGGGGCATAGTCTGCGACTGTCTGGCCGAGGGTCACCATGATCTGGCCGGCCCTCTCGATGATTTTCTCGCCTGCAATGGCGACTGATCCGACGAGTTGGTCCGTCAAGACTTCCATGTCTGCGTCTTCATTGCCGAGGCCGGTGAGCCAGTTCTCCCATGCGGCCTTCGCCATGTTGACGGAGCCGGAAATTGTATTCGCTGCCTCGTCTGCCGTCGTGCCGGTAATGCCCATCTCGTCTTGTACGATGTGGATGGCCTCGACGATGTCGGAATATGAGTCGACAGAGAAATCGCGCACTTTGCCTTGCGCCGCCGAGAACTTCTCGGCATCTGAGAGCAGGCGCTCCAATTCTGATTTAGTGCCACCGTAGCCGAGTTTCAGGCTGTCGAGCATCTCGTAATTGCCGCGTGACAGCGACATATACGCTTCTTGGACAGTCTCGAGCGATGTGCCCATCTTGTTGGCGTTGTCGCTCATGTCCGTAATGGCGGTGTTGGCCATATCGGCCGCGGCCTCAGTGTTGCCGCCGAGTGAGCTGATCAACGCTGCGGCGAAGCTCGTCGAGATCTCCATATAGCGGTTGGCTGAGACGCCGGCCGTCTGGTAGGCATTTGCCGCGTACTGCTGCATTTTGCCTGACGAGTTTTTGAACAGGGTGTCGATACCGCCGACGAGCTGCTCGTAATTAGAATATGCGTCGAGTGCAGTCTTGCCGATGGCGACTGTCGCGGTACCGACTGCCGCCACAGCCGCAACGCCGGCTTTAGCGGCGGCACCCAGTTTGTTCTTGATGCCGTCGCCGATCTTGTCGACCTCGCCGGATGCCTGGTCGTCGCATGTGATCTTGACGGCGAGGTCGAGTAGATTCATACGACCACTAATCCCGCCCTTTTCGTGACGTCCGCCACTACCGCGGCGGCGTCGATGTCTTCATATACCTTGGGCCGGACTTGGTCGTACCAACGGCGACCGATAAACTTATGTTGGCCCATGAGGTATAGGGAGTCGGTGACGTATACCTTAAACGCCATCTCGTCCCGTTCTTTCCTATAGCGGGCCAGTGTGAACTTGACGAATGCGTCTGCCCTTAGAGGACCTCGGAACTCGCCGAGGCAGCGCCAGGCGCATCTGCGTCCTTCTCCGTCTTTTGCGATGATAAAAAATCGAGGAACGCATCGTCGGTAACGAGCTCCATGACATCGGTGAATAGCTTGGGGAAATCAAGCGATGCAGCATACTGCTCAGGCGTCACGCCCTCGATCGCCGCCATGATGGCGGTGATGTCGGCCTTATGGCCCTTGAGCAAAACGGGCAGGCCCTTGCACATACGTTTCGCGAAGAAGTCGCGCGCCTCCATGCCCTCCGGCACGGCTTCGCGCTTGAACATCGCGGCGACGTCCTTGTCCTGCACCATGTTCGCGATGGGGTCGATGATGTCGGCGATGACGTCGAGGACGCGGTCACCCTTGATATCACTGAGTTTCATTTGTTTCTCCTCCTTCGGGCTGACGCCTAGGCGTCAGCAGAACCTGCCTTGATGTAGAGCTCAAACGGGACGATGTCGGTGTTCTCAATGCTGTAGTGGCCGGTGTACTCGAACTCAAACGTGCCCTTCGCCTTGTCGCCAGACTGGATCTTGAAACCGCCAGTCGACAATGCGTTGATGAGCTTGATCGCGATAAAACCTGCCTTGCCGGCAGACGAACCGTCGTCGTTGACATCGGAGTAATCGCCGACCCACCAGAGATCTTTGAAATCTTCGGCGTCGACCGAATTGCGGGGCACGACCTTAGTCGGGTCGTTGCTCGCGACTGCAGCGGTGCCGATGACAGACACAGCAGCCTTAGTGTCCATCGTCACGAACGAGCCGGACATCTTGGCTTCCCAGCTGTCGAGCTTCTTGAGCTCTTTCATGTTCTTCGGGCAGTTATCGATGTCTTCGCCGAAATCGCTGAATGACGGCGTTGCCTCGAACGACACGCCGCCGCTAGTAGCACCGACGATATTAGCCGCACTGAGCTCGCCGGTCGCCGGGTCGAACTCAGTGCTGAGGATACCCGCATTGAGCTGGAGCTTCTTGAAAGTATCCGTCGGGATCTGTGTGAACTTAGCCATTTAACTTGTCCTCTCAAAACGAGGTGATAAACTCTGCCGTCACATTGATGTGGCGGCGCTTGACCTTGTCGTCTGCGGTATCGCCCATGCTCTGGCAGAACGGCGAGCCTTTTTTGAGTATGATTCCGCCGCCGTCGCATGGGATACACTTGCAGCCGACGAGTGCCTTTGAGACTTCACGCGCTTTCGCGTTCGGCTCAGCCTCGGAGTCGCCACGATACCAAATATCCATCGATAACGCGACTTCCCCGCCCCAGAAATCATCGGTTGCGAGCTCATACGTGATATACGGGAACTTTGCATTGTCGGGCACAGATGTCGCGGCATACGCCTTGACACCGAAGCCAGCCATGAAATTGTAGACCGCGGTGGCTGGTGTCATGACAGGCTCCATTCCTCGGCGCTCACCTGTTCAAACTGGAACGATGCGACAGGCGGCGTGCGCTTGTCGTCACCATTCGACGTGACGCGGAATACCTGCCCGTCCGATTTGCGCTTGAAAACGTCGTGGAACTCGAGCGCGGCATTTGCTGACGTGGTGACGGTATACGTATTCGTGAGGCCGTCCTTCTCGGCGATACGTGCCTCGAGGCTCGTATCCTTCACGATTGCAGCATCGAATTCGGCGCCTTCCTGCCAGGTAGTTGTGAAACCGCCTTCACCGTCAGACACCTTGGCCTTGTTCATCATGACGCAAGGCCCCTTGAAGGCATCGATCAAACTCATGGCAACTTCCTCCAACGATTGAGGCGTCGGCGAAATGCGTCTTGCCATCGCACGGTCATACCGTCGGAAGCGGTGGCCTTCGTATACGAATACCCGCCAAACGATTCAGACGTATATGCAGAGTCAGGATTGGCCTTACGCCACGCCTCGATTTCATTTGCGATGTCAATGATCACCTTCGGCACCGCCAGCGCCCACACTTCGCCATCGAATACCTCATCTGTGAGGTCTGATGCCGGGTACTGGTGCAGGCCGTCGTTGAAAACACTGCCGACGATGCGGTAATACTGGCCCGGCTTGACGAAGCCATGCGGGAGGGTGAGCTCGCCGTCCATGACAGTGAGCTCACCTGCGAGGTAATCGCATTCAAACCAATTGTGGATCTCAGCGAGCAACTCCTCCAGCATGTCGGCTCCTTAGGCAGTCTTCGGTGCGGTAATGATACCCTTCATATGGCCGGCCTTCAAAGTGTTTTTGAGGGCGACACCTGCGACGAGCTCAACCTCGCCCTTCTTGACCGCACCGGGGAGTGTGAGGTCAGGCATGTAGGACGTGATGACCTTGGTACCAGTCGGGGAGATACCATGGAATGCATCGAGGCCGAACTTGACGGCATAGATGTCGGAAGTGCCGAAGGTGTCGGAACCGGCTGCGGTGTCGGCGACGATGTCGACAGTCTTGGTGCCGGTGCCGTCATAGAACTCGCCGGCGTCCATGAGCGCAATGCCGTTATACATCTCGACGCCACGACCGAAATCGTCCTTACTGACCTCATAATAACCGGCACGGCGTGCGATACCACGGAGCTTGGAGAGCATCTTGCGGTTCATGAGCAGCATATCGGGCATGCCGTCGAGGCCGGAGATGAACTCGTCGAGCTCGTCAAGGAACTTGTTGTAGTTGGCGTCCACATTCGCGCTGGTGGACAGGTCCGCGGTGGCGGTGTACTCAGTGGAAGAGTTGGCGAGCAGCTTGTTGAGGCCGTCGAAAGTACCGGTGGTCTTACCGGCGCCTGCGGTACCAGCCGCGGTGCCGTTGATCACGCAATGCGTGAAGAAATTGGCAGTAGCCTTGATCTTCTCGTCAGCCTGGAACACGAGCTCATCGATGGCGCCGGAAGTGTCCTGGATGACGCGGTCGACCTCGAAAGCGCCGCCCATGATGATGGCCTGCGTGGTCTTCTTCTCACGCTTGGCCTCGTTAGCGGTGTACTCAGAGTTGATCGCACGGACGGCGGCAGTGGAAGGCGTCTTCAGCTGCGTGTAGCCATAGACGAGCGTGGAGCCACCGGTACCGGGGGAGATGGCGTTATCGAAAGTGAGGCGGTCGAGGAGCAGGGAGGATCGACGGAACATGTCGACGACCTGCTGGTCGACCTTGTCGGCCATGCCGGCCTTGGCCTCTGCAAGGGTGATAGGCATAATTGCCTCCTTTAATCAGTGTTCTGTTTGGTGTACTTCTGTCGCAAGGCGTCACCCAGCGACTTCGGTTCTGCCGCGCCGTCGCCACCAGCAGGCGGCGTATCGACTTTCGCGGGCTTCGTATTCGTGGCCGGGATAAAATCGGACCACTCGCCTTTGACCTTCTCCGTGACCTTGTCGGCGTCCTTGATGGCGCCGTCCTCGACCACGATGTCGGATAGGTCGGCGACACGCATCACGGCATCCATGCGCTTGGGGTCGACGCCTGCATCGGTGAGCAGTTTACGGTACAGCGATTTCTTCTCGCGATCGGCGGCAGCCTTAGCGGTATCCGCCTTAAACGCCTCGAAATCGGCGTGCTCCTTCTCGAACTTCTCTTTGTAACCGTCTGCCGGCTTGGCCTTGAGCTCCTCGAGCTCTGCCTCGGCCTTCTTCAGTCGGTCCGCAGCGTCCTTGAGCCCATCGCGCTCGTCCTTCAGCGCATTGACGGTCTCGGTGTGTGCGTCGATGATCTGGTCGATCTTCTCGTCTTCGATCCCCATAGATCGAAGCAGCTTGCGGGTAAGTGCCATGGTGTTCGCTCCATTCCTTCGGACTCTGGGGCACATGCTTCGACCCCATACTGTATAGCGCATTGCTTCGCGCATTTAACATAAATAATACCAGGTTAACTGCTGCCGCCGAGGGCTTTTTTCAGCACTTGGCGGTATTGCGCACCGTGTTCGGAAGCCGCGGGCCTCAGGAAAGGCTGTGCCTTCTGGCGCGAAGTGCCGAGCTCGACGTACGGCGCATATTCGACATTAGTGCCGATGTACACGGCGTTATCGGCGGTATCAACCTCGTACGTGATCGATCCACGCAGGTTGCCAGTGTCGACCGGGCATTTCTTCTCAGCGTAATTCTCAGCCAAAAGCCCGATCTTCTCGAGCGCGACACCGATCGCCGAATCGATGCCGTCGACTACCTGCTCGGTGTTGTCTTGCTTCACCGTGACGTCACCGGCCATGTCATGCCTCCTCGATATAGAACGGGCAATCGGCACCGTCGAAATATACGGCGTCCGGCTTGATGTTGCCGAGGCGGCGCTCGTATGCCATGCGATACGACTTGTCGGGCGAGTCCTCCCACGGTGCCGGGCCATGTGCGTTCGCACAGGTCCGGCATTTACGGGGGTTGCGCTTCAGGCAGCCAAACGAATCGTCGAGCTCGAGGTTTGGTACTTTCTGTGTCTCAGTGGCCATGGTACCCCTTACTTGTATTTGTCCTTCGAGCCGGTCCACTCTTTTGTCAGCTTCTCGGCTTTCCACTCCTCATAACTCATTTTGCCGAGCTTGTCGGCACGCTCGACTTCGTCGTATTCCACATCTCCAATGACTGGCACCAAGGTGCAGCGGCAATTGTAGACCTCAGAGGCAGGGCCGTCCGGGTCACCCGGGTATTTCAGCCCGTTACTGAACCCGGCATCGAGCTTGACGACCTCGCCGTCAAGGTGGCGGTGGCTGCCACGCGTGCGCGAGTCGAGCGCCGCGAGCCATTGCTTTTTGACATCGATACCCATACCGGCGGCACGCTCGTATCCCTTAAGCTTGCCGAGCGAATGCGCACTCGTGATGGCGGTACGTGCCGCCTTCATCGCTGCACGCTCGTCCATAGCGGCGATACCCGCGATGGACGCGGCGAGCTGCGGGGCCGTCTGTCCCTGCAGCACCGCCTGCGTCACGGCAGACGTGACGTGACGGCTGTTCCATGCAGAATCTTTCGCCTTGTCGAATGCAGCTTGCGGGAGCAGGTCGGGCTCATTCGCGACGAGCTCCATGACGGTGTTCTTGTCGTACGGCGTGAAAGACGTGTTCGCCTTGGCGCCGTGCTCGATCTCATATGTCGCGAAGTTCATGCCTTCCGCGTACACACCGGCGGGCACTTGGTTGACGTAAGCCATCGCCATCTTGTCGGCTGCAGTGAGGTCCTGTGTCAATGCCTTCTTGAGGGCTTTGAGCCGGTCGTTATGTAACGCCTGGTCCTTACGCCAGGCTTCGTATGCCTTCGTATCCTTCTTGCCGGCGGCGACATCGGCTTGCCATTTCGCATCATCGGCAGCGAACTCCTTAAGCGAGGCCTCGATACGGGAGGTCATGCCGTCGATCGCATCGGCGTAGGTGAGCTGCAGTTTCTCCTGCAGCTCCTGCGCCTGCTTCTCGAGCAATTTGGCCTGGGTGTCCTCCTGCGATTTCGCCGTCTTCGCTGCGAGCTTCTTGCCCGCCTTCTCGGCGCCGTCCTTCGACTTATAGCCCTCCTTGTGTTTGCCGCCGTCGGTCATGTAGCCGTAGGTGCCGTCTGAATACGTGTCGATCTGGAAGCCATCGAAATGTTGCGTCTTGGTAACTGTGGGAGATTCTGCCTTGGTGACGGTAGGCGACTTCGTCTCGGCAGCTGTCGGGGGCTTTATCTTGGCTGCGGTAGTAGGCTCTTCTGCTTCATCGGGCACAAGTTCGTATCCGCCGAACTTCAGCGCATAGTCAATTGCCGCATCAGGCGACGCGAATCCCCCTGATACATCGCCCGCACTCGACACATACTTAAACAGAAACCCATCTTTAATAATGGGGATCTCGTCAACTGAATAGATCTTCACGGTAGGACCACCTTAAACACTAAAGTATACCGTCATCGTCATCGCCTTCGCCGCCAGCAGTCGCAGTGGCGTTCACCAGCGTACCCATGCGTCCCTCATCCTCGGCGTCGAGGCGTTCTTTGATCGCCGCCACCTCGCTGGGCGCGATGTTCGGCAGCTTGCGCAAGATAGTCTCGTGGTCGAGGTACTGTGCCTCACTCATCACCATATCGACTTGCTCTTTCTGGTTGCTGATGCGTGTGCGCTTGAACACCGGCGCATCTTCGATACCCATGAGTGCAAGCAGCTGCTGCACGAACTCCGAGACTTGGTATTCGAAATCGCTCGCCTCCTCATCCATAGGCTGGTACGCGGCATCGATGTGGTCGTTGGTCGCGCCTGCAGCCACCGTGTGCACATCGAGGGCACCGAAGTCCTCGTAGATGCCGTCGCGGATCGACTGCAGGTACGCCTGGCGTGCGGCGTACGGGATCTCCTGTGTATATGCCTGCGCATTGCCGCCGTCGTCGGGGTCGACGAGCGCGACGTGGTTGATCTTCAGGCGGTCGAGGAACTTCTGCAGGTCCTTGTCGCTCATGCCGCCTGCATTTGACACGAGCCAGTAGATCTGCGCGCAGTCGGTGAGGTCGTTCGCGAAGCCAGAGCGGATGAGGTCATAGCTGTCGATCGCCTGGCGCATGCCCACCAACGTCGACTGGTGGAGCTTCGAGCCCCACATCGGCACGACCGGCAATGCCGGGTAGTTCTCGCCGCCGATCACCTGCTCGATCCCGTCTGCGGGCGTATAGCTCGTCTTCTCGATATAGGGTCGTTTCTCCTCGACGACATCGAGGCGCTCGCTCGTGACGCCGTTCGCGTCTTGGCGGCTCTGATAACGGGTGTAGCCGTCGGCCTCGTATAGCACGGCCTGCATCGGGCGTGACTGGTCGATACGCCAGAAGCGGATACCGGCCTTGAGTGTGCCGTCGTATTCGTCCCAGAGCGGGCAGAACTCTGTCAGCGGGAACACGAACATGCGGTCGAGGTTCCAAAAGCCGAAGCACACGCCGTGAATGAGCGCATCGTATGCGAGCGTGCGCAGGTCGTGGTCGAAATGCTTGCCGAGCTTCTCCTTGGTCTCGTCTTTCTTGCCCACCTCGCCGACATCGATGAACGACACGCCTTGCCCTAGCGAGTACATAGTGCGCTGGGTGTTCAGGCGGTGGAAGAAATTGCTCGCGATCTTGTTGTTGCTCGCGGTGAAGTCCACGAGCTTGGACCCGGTGATGTCGAAGACCTTCTGCACATAGGCGTTGATCGTCGTGTTCTCCTGGCGGTCATATGCATCGGCCATGCGTGCCATGCGGTACGCCTTGCCCGACTTATGCCGCTCGATCGCCTCAAGTACGAAGCCCTCGCGGTCGGCGTCGCCCGCCTCCACGAAATCTTGGTACGTGAGCATGCGCGACTTGTCGTCGCGTACCTCATCCCATCTCATAGTTCAAACCTCCTGGGTCCCTCGCCTGCGCCGCCCGTGAACGGCGACTCATATGCCATGTCACGCGGCTTGTATACGCGCTTCGTCCTCACGAAATACCTCAGCGCATCCATGCCGTGGTCGTCGACCTTGACCGGCTTGTCTTGGTCTGCCTTATCATCCCATACATAGCCCGTGAACTCACGTGCCAATTCGGTGAGTGTGTCCCCGATTTTGACCTGGCCCAACTGCATCGCCGATGCGGTATCCCGCACACCGTCCCCGACATCGTTGTCGGCCTTCCTCACCTTGAACCCGCCGCGCTTTCGCAGCTGCGCGATGAACGACGATGCGCTGGGGTCGACTATGACCTCGACCTCCGCGTCCTCAGGTGCGTCGTTCGTGAACACGACCAGGTCGTCGACGTAATCGGGGTCCGTCTTCTGCCTACCTTCCTCGCGTCCTGAATAGCGGTACTCACCGACCGCATGCCAGGTACCGGCAGGGTCGAGCATCCATTTGACGGCATGGAACGGGTTCTGCGTCCCGTAGTCGACGCTCACGCAGTATCCGCGTACGCCTTCAGGCCCCGCAGGCGACCATGTCGGCTCCTGGGCGTCCTTCCAGTTAGGGTACACGAGGCCTTCGGCCTTCGCCCACAGGCCCCTGATGTATCGGTCGTAGTACACCGTGCCGCGGTACTCGGCCTTGAGGCCTGCGACATAGGCAGGCGGCAGGAACGGGTTGTCGTCGATCGTGTACCTCTGCACGAACATGTCGATGCCGGGATCGGCCTCGCCCTTGTCGATGAACTGCTTGAGCCAATGCGTGGGGCCTGCCGGGTTGCATGCGCCGTGGCATTCGCTATACGGCAGGCTCAGGCGGCTCTTGAGCATCTCGAACACGTCGGGGTGGATATCGCAGATCTCGTCGCAATATGCGAACTTGATCTCGGAGCCTCGGAGCTTCGATACCTGGCCCGCGTTCTCCGCACCGATGCAGTACACCCGCTCGCCGAAAACCTCACACCAGTTGCGGGCGTTGATGTCGCCTACGAACCGGTCGCCCCACATGTCACGCATCGGCGTCAAGACGTTACGCTCGATGTTCTCCTTCGTGGCGCCGAGGATCAACGCCAGGCCTTTCTTGCCGCGCAGCTTGATCAAGCGGTCGGGAATCGTGTATTGCACTGCCAGGTGGCTCTTGCCGGAACGCACGGCACCCGTGGCGAGGTTCCAGCGGTGGTGCGCCTCGCGGACGTATTCGGCCTGCTTACGCGTCAGCCTTATCTCCATCTGCCGCCTCCTCGATCTGCACGAGTACGTTCTTCACGTCGACGATGTCGCCGTCGTCGGCAGGCAACTGGGGCTGCATCGACCGCCAGGCGTCACCGCGCCTGTTGAACAGCCACATGGCGATGGCCTTCACGTCTGCCGGCACATGTTTCTTGACCTTCTTGGTCAACACTTCCCGACCCGTGTCGCGGTCGAGTGCCCATGTCTCCTCGAAATAGTCGTACCCGAGCGCACGCCTGAGCAATGCGCCTTCCACCTGGCCGTCTACGAGGTCCTCGGTGACGGTGAGCGCCTTGTCCAGTTCAGGCGACTGCTGGCGCCATTTCACGAGTGTGCCGGGTGCGATGCCGATCTTGTCCTCGGCGATCGCCGTCACCGAGAGCCCTCGGCGCCTCCAGTCGTTGATCAGCTCGATGCCGTCTTCGCCGAGCCAATAGCGTTTCCGCTGCATCGCGTTGTTGAATTTGATGTAAGGCAAAAATATCCCCCCTCGTCTATCGGAATATATTTTACAACGCCGGGCGGGACCGTTCAAATGACTGCTCGGCTGTGCATACTGTGTATACTGTGTATACTGTGTATACTGTGCATACTGTGTATACTGTGTATATACGATATGCACAGTTGGCGCGACTACCTGGATTTTATATGCCCAACTCGCAAAATCGAAACGCCCTCACATGTTCACCGATGTCAACATATACGCCCTCGACTGCCTGTCACACTGCTGTCACACTGGTGTCACACTGCTTTTTTCGATTTATCTGCACAGTGTGACAGGTAGTTCTGACAAAACGCGATGTAGACGCATGTATTTGCAACTACCTGTCACACTGTCACACTGACATGCTCCCCTATACCCCTATATTTTGAAAATATATATATATATATATATACTTATCGAATGGTAGATATACCTATAGAAAATATCTAATATAGGGGCGGCCTGCTGTTTGCCAGTGTGACACTTGGGTACCCAACAATTTACCTACGTCGCGTTTTGATGCCTACTACCTGTCACACTGGCCCAAAAGCAGTGTGACAGGCAGTGTGACAGTAACTTGCACCATGCGCCGCCACACATCTATTTACATCGCGTTTCGCCGTTTACTACCTGTCAACCATGCTAATTTATCGAAAAGTGCCACTTTTCGACCCCGAGGCACAAAAAATGCCCCGAGGCGAATATCTGCCTCGGGGCCCTGCAAGCATACGCGCCTGGGCAAAATAGCGCCTTCTACGTATGCTAGAATCATTTCTAGGCATGTTTTTACATCTACTCCACTACCCTTGCGCCACAGCCCATACAAAACTTGGGCTCGTCATCGTAGGAGTGTCTGCAATCGCACTCAGAGCAGCAGAGCTCGGCACCGTTGTCGATCATTTGGCACGTGCGCTCCGGTTCCGGTTCGATTAAATCCGCCAATGCCGAAAGCGTCTCCCCCGGGTCGGGGTAATCGTCGACCCCAGTTACCATTTCATGCAGCCTGCACCACCATTCGGACATCGTGCGGCTTGGGCGGTACGCCACTTCGCGGCGTACGGCGTCGGCGACCGATCGGCGGCGCTCATAGTCAGTCATTATTCCTCCTCCCACTCACGGCGATCGTCACTCCTCGAAACCGGCGCAGCAGTCGTCTTCGTATATGAACGCGTCCTCGACCGCCGCGAGGATGTATTTCGGCGACCGGCGCTGCGCGCCCTTGAGCTTCGCGACCGCATCGGCGAGCTTGGGCGCGCAGACGCAGCAGTCGAGTTCGTCCGATACGATGCAATGCCTGCACTCACTGCAATAGCGCCGCTCGCCGCCGAACGCACGGCCGATGTCGTCGTCGAGGCATCCAGGCGGCAAGTTGTACCCGCTGATGGGCTCGTTCTCAATCATGGCTAACCCCTTTCGGTTCGCATTTCTTGAGGAAAATGACGGTCGAATCGCAGTGCCGGCAGTAGTACCTGACCTCGCGCATGAGCGGCTTGCCCTTCTCGCAGACGAACACATGGCCGTTGTCGGTATGCCCGGCATGGAAATCGACCTGCCCACCGCAGTTGGGGCATTTAATGTGCATGGTTCACTGCCTTCCTCCCGCACTGCGGGCAATAGTTCCATGTACCGCCCACGCGGTAGTGCTCCTCGTCCTCGACCCTGCATCCGCAGGCCGAGCACTCGAAGCCGTTGCCACAGGCTCCCATTTCGTTCTCATCGTAGGCGTTCTCGCACTCGCCGCGGTCGATTAGGTCGGCAATACGCTCGAACACGTCGTTCATCTCGTGGTATCCGATGTCGGGTTCCATCACCGCCTCGTCCAGCAGTTCATAGAACTCTTCTTTGTAGCGGACGCGGTTCATGTGGGATAGGCGGCGCAGGTTCCCTATAGCCTCGCGGCGCTCATCATCGGTAATCATTTACTTTCACTCCTCAGCTTATCTAAAGCCTGCCTCGGTCCCCGTTGCGCTCGTCCATGCGCTTGATGGCGGCGTCGACCTCGCCCTGTGTGGCGCCGACGGCAGCCAGCATGTTAGCTGCCGCCTGCACTGTGTCCACGCATTCGTCGATAAGACCCCTGCGAAACGCCCCACACGCATCCCGCGAGACAAAGCGCATATTGTCGCGCGCCTGCCACGCACCGAAGATCTCGGCTGCCTCCTCGAGCGGCTTGAGTGCCTGGTGCTTATCGTCGTTCACCTTGTTGAACACACGCATGTTCAACAGATACCCGTCGATCATCGTCTGTCACCTTCCTAAATACATTGATCGATTACTGCCTTGCCACGCAGCCGGCCGACCCACTTCGGCGGGATTGCCTCGAAACCGTAATACACGCCTGCGAGCGCACCGGCCACGGCCGCAGTCTGCATATGAGCCCGTGTTCATGAAACACCAGAGCGCGGCCTCGAGCGTGTGCTCGCAGTAGCCATCGCTTTTGACAGCCTCGACCGGCCTCGACACGATGTGCCCGTACCTGCGCCAGAAATCGACCTTCGCCGGTGTGCTGGAATTGCGGATAGCCCACAACATGTCGCATAGCGTGACGCAGGACCATTCCGCCACTGGGTGGGCATGTGTGGTTGCAGACACGTCGCGTACTTTGCCGAAATCGAGGTAGTCGAACATGGCGAGCGGCGCCGTCCTCATGAGCGAGCCGTTGCCGCACTCGTCATATGACTTCCCGGGTACACCGGTCGAGATCGCCCTCTAACATGTCACGCCGACGTCGAAGGCATACCCATCGCACGTGAAATCGCCATGTTCAAGCCATCTGCGGAACCTGCCAGCGATGTCTGCCACATCGATATACGCAAGCCGCTTGATGCTCGGGCATATGCACAAGGCCATCGACGTGTCGTCGGACCAAGTGCCGGCGAACTGCCCGTGTGTGCCGTCACCCACCATGCCTGTGCATTCGAACGTGCCGCGCTCGCAGAACTCATATGGCACGCCGAGGGCATCACCGACTGCGAGCCCGTAGATACACGGGCGCATGGTGTCCCTGTCGTAATGCACACAGTTATATGTGGTCGATATAACGCACCTCCTTCGCCTCATACTCGCCGATAGTGCCGTCTGCGAACTCGACGAGCCCGACAGGCTTCTGGTTGTTCCCGAGGAAACCGCCTCGTTGGAACCACCCGATCAGGCGGCCGCGATGACCGTGCACGATGACCGGCCTCCGCTCCATGGTTACGACCACTTCGACCTGCATCAATACCTACCCCTTTTCGTGTTGCGCTTCTCGCAACGCCTCATCAGCTCCGACATGTCGTCGATGCCGACCGATGCGACGCAGTTGACGACTGCTTGGATCACATCTGCGGCCTTGTCGAGCATCTTGTCGCGCGCCTTCGCCGAATACCGCTGGTTGTCGCGACGCTGTATCCAAAAATGCCACGACGTAAAGAACTCCGCCGCCTCCTCGAGCGGCCTCGTGAATTGCTGCCGATCGTCCGCGTAGACATATTTGAACGGTTTCACATCGCCGACCAGCATGATGCCTCCTTCCTCATCGGTCTTTGACCATGTACTCGACACACATGCCGAACAGTGGTAGGGCCAGGAAGGCGTATTCGCCGCCTACGGCGAAATAGCCCCGGTCCGCGAACGCATATGCCGCGGCGACGGCCGTGGCCACAATCCCCACGACCGTCAATGCGGTGTAAACGAAATCACGCATGGTTAGTCCTCCCTCTGGAAACTGGTGCAGTCGTAGCTGATGGCGCGTGCGCGGATGCATGCCTCGTCGCATGTACGTGCCATGACGCGAATATCGGGGCCGTCTAGGCGCCCAGCACGCCACGGCACGAACGGCGTGCCGTAATCGATGATGCATGCCTTCCAACCGCGCTCGCGGTAACGATTTGCGGTGGCCATGGCCGCGTCAAACTCCCATTCTGGGATGTCGAACGGCTCGGCATCCTCATCACTCGGCGGCATAACGAAAACGATATACTCGGGCATTTGTTCCTCCTTTTGGTTGACAGGGTCATTATACTACTTTCAGTACACCGATATTTCGATAAATTGAAAGTATTTTCAAAATACTTTAACTCGGTTGCGGATCGATGAGATCTGCAAGCTTATCGAATAGCGTGTAAACGTGCATATCCAAATCGTCAATGTCAAAAGCCCTAAGCACACTCTCGACAAAATCGTAGTGCCACCAATCGAAAAGGGTGTCGTCCTCATTGTAGTCGCGCCAGTAATCGGCTTCGGTGTGCAGGCGTTTGGCTATCTCTTTTGTGTCGGTGGTCATTTGTCCGTCAAGTCCTCTCCACACCACGGGCAATACCGTGGGATCGTCTCGAACTCGGTCCAACTCGTGATATGGCAATCGTCATGCTCGTAATGCACGACGCTGAAGACGAGGTCGCACCTAGGGCAATGGACGGCGTCGACTGGGTCGACATCTCTTACCGCTACCACATCGTTCACATTGACCATCTTGCGTGGCTTCCACTTCTGGTGGCTCGGAGTCGCGCCACACGTCGGGCAATCGACAGGCCTCGCGAACTTAATACATTTCACCAGTGATCTCCTCAATGTGGTCGAGGTCGACGACAA